ATTATTTCAAAACAGATATGGATTATGAGGCATTTGTTCAATACCTAGATCGCATCGCAGAGTTTAGGAGTTCCAATTGATGAATGTGAATGTGTTGTGTCGAAACCCAAATCAAGATCGGGTGATACCGCGCTTTTCGCGGTATCTGCGGGATCACAACGGTTGGACGTTGACCGCAAAGCCCGACCCCTCTTGTGATGCGGTGTATCTCTCGGGGTATTTCGAGGCTCAAAAGGCCAAGCCCTGGCCCAGCGTTCCGGTGGCGGCGTACTTTACGCACCGGGAGGCGGAAGGCTCGGGGAAGGCGAAGTTGTTCGATCAGGTGGCTCAGCGGGTGCAGTTGCGGATCGCGACGGCGGCGATGTATGCGGAGATTCTGGCGCCGTTCGGGGAGACGGTGCAGATCAAGCCGCCGGTGGAGCGGGATCAATTCACGATTCCGAAGCGGACGGGACGTTCGCGCTCCAGGATGGTGGCCGGATTCAGCGGATTCACGTACCGATCCGGAAGGAAGGGGGGTGATCTGGCTCTCTCTGCGGTGGAATCGGACGTAGGGCGCAAATTGGAGTGGCGCGCCTCCGGACGGGGCTGGCCTGTGCGCACAGAGCGCCTTTCCTGGCGGCAAATGCCCGGATTCTTCCAGAGTCTGGACGTTCTCGTCGTCACATCGCTCATAGAGGGCGTCCCAATGCCGCCTTTGGAGGCGTTATCGTGCGGCGTGAGCATAGTGGTACCCCGCGGCGTCGGCCTCCTCGACGAGCTACCCGATACGCTAGGCATCGTGCGCTATGAGCGGGGCAATACCCGCTCGCTGATCGGTGCGCTGGCCTATGCCGTGGAATCCCGCGGCGACGTCGACCGAGAGGCCCTGCGGGCCGTCACGGAGCCCTACACCATCGAGAACTGGTGCACCGAGCACAAGCGAGTGATCGAGGTCCTCGTCAAGGGTCCGGATGCCGGCATGACTGAGAAGGAGATTGACGTGAGCAAACCTGTACAGATCCAGGGTATACCCGAGCCGACCGAGCGCGGCACCGGCTCGACACGCGGCATCTACTGCGTGGCCTTCGGCGATCCGGCGCGGGCGTGCGCAGCGAAAATGATGGAGACCGCAAAGGAGCACATGCTCGAGATCCCCATCGCGCTTTGCAGCGACCGCAAGATTGGGCCCGAGGACGTACTGATCGACAGCGTGCCCGACTCCGACATCGGCGGGCGCCGAGCCAAGCTGCGGGCCTACGAGCTGGCGCCGGCGGAATGGGAAGCGGTCCTCTACCTCGACGCCGACACCGAGGTCGTCGACGACATCCGCTTCTACTTCGAGCTGATCGAGGACGGTTGGGAGTTCGTCATCTGCAAAGATCCGCATCTGATGGACACCATGCACGCGTTCAGGCGGAAAACGAATCTGGCGGAGCTAAATGAGACTGCGGATCAGATCCACACGATGCACACTCTGCAGTATAACGGCGGGGTGTGGGCCTTTGGCCGCAACGAACGCGTCGCGCGATTCTTCGCCCGATGGCTGGCTGAGTGGGAGAAGTACGCCCAGCGGGACCAGGGCGCGTTGATCCGGGCGATGTACACGGAGCCCCTGCGCGTCTACCTCCTGGGGAATGAGTGGAACACGTTCAAGAAATACACGAAAGGCATCGAGACGGCGGGACTGTATCACTATCCGGGCCGGGCGCGGCGGTGGCGCGGGCAGATTCCCGGTCGGATCGACAGTGAGGTGGCGTGGAAGGCCGTCGAGCGATTCGAGGCGAAGCAATGAAGCTGAATCTGGGATGCGGCGGCGACGCCCGTGAGGGCTTCGTGAACGTGGATCTGCGAAAACACGCGCCTTACGTCGACGTGGCGTGGGATCTGAATGATCTCCCGTGGCCGTGGGAGGACGCATCGGCCGAGTTGATCGTGGCGAAGGCCGTCTTCGAGCATCTGCGGATCACGCTGCTGGATTCGGTCAATGAGTGTTGGCGGATCCTGCAGCCGGGCGGCCGGCTGTGGATGAAGATCCCGTATTGGAAACACACCAATTCGTACCTGGATCCCACGCATTACTGGCAGTTTGCGTTACATACGCCGGATATTTTCGACCCGGAGACGGAATACGGGCGCCGATATGCGTTTTACACCGATCGAAAATGGAAGCTCGTGAAGGGCCCGCGGCTGAATCGGGCGGAGAGCTCGATTATTGTGACGATGGAGGTTCGCAAGTGATTGACCTGGTGGTGACGACGTGCAACCGGCTGGATCTGTTGAGGCGGACGCTCTCTTACATTTGGGAGCGGACCACCAGCCCGTATCGGCTGCATCTGCTGGACGACAACTCCGAGGCGCCCACGGTCGACTATTTGCGGCGTCTGTACCTGGAGGAGAGGATCGATTCGGTCTATTTCGGCAAGGAACCGGTCGGGATTCCGGGGCAATTGCGGCGGATCCTGCGGGTGACGGAGTCGGACCCGGTGGTGTTCACCGATGATGACATTCTCTGTCCGCGGCTGGGTCCGGACTGGCTGGCGCGCGGACTGGCGGCGATGGCGGCGCATCCCGAGATCGGGCTGCTTGCGCTGAACGGGCCGCAGTGCAACATCGACGGCAAGCGCGGGCTGACCGAGCCCCACGGTGAGGTCACGTACTGCCGGAATATTCCCGGCTGGTTTGCCTTCGCCCGCCGCGAGGTGCTGGCCACGTGCCAGCCGGACGACGGCGCCTACTCACCGGTCAAGAAGATGTGTGCCCGCGCGACGGCCCAGGGCTGGCGGATCGCCTATCTGACCGAGGTCTACTGCCAGCATATCGGCGCGGTCTCGGTGCGAAACGACAAGGACCTGACCCGCGAACTGGAGATGGTGCTGCCGATCGATCCCGAGACTCTCATTCCCCCGGAGGCGTATCGCGGATGAATACCATTGACGTGCCCGTATATCCGAAGATGGATCCGAACGAAGTGCAGGCCATCCACCGGCTGATCGACGAGCGGCAGCCCGCGCGCGTGCTCGAGTGGGGCGGCGGCGGCAGCACACTCTATTGGTCGATCACCTATCCCCACCTGGATTGGGTGACGATCGAGCACGATCCGGAGTGGGCGGCGGCCCTGCGGGCCAAGCTCCCGCCGACCGTGACGCTCCTGCAACTGCAAGCGCCGGACCTCTACCAGGTGACCGCGGCCGCGATCGGGACGTTCGACCTGATCATCGTGGACTGCAAGACCTGGCGTGTGGAGTGCCTGGACCAGGCGCGGGATCTGCTCAATCCGGGCGGCGTCGTGCTCCTGCATGACTTCGATCATCCCAAATGGCGCCCCGGACACGATTACTACCGCGGCGGGGTGCAGCTCTCCGAGCCGCACGGCAAGCGGCGCGGCCTGATGCTCTTCGAGCATCCCAAGCCGACGAAGGTCTTCGGCGTGGGCTTGTCGAAAACGGGAACGGTCTCGCTGACCGAGGCCCTGTCAACGCTGGGATTCGCAACGAAGCACTATCCGCCGGCGATGGATGTCCTGCGGGCGGCGGAGAAATACGACGCCCTGACGGACTCCTCCCTCTGTCAATACCTGGAGATCCTGGACCGGCTGCATCCGGGCGCGCGATTCGTATTGACCGTGCGCGATGAGGACGACTGGATTGCCTCGTGCCGGCGGCATTGGTCGGGCAGAAAGCCACGGACGCCGGGTTGGCAGTGGAACCGGTTGGCCGTTTACGGCGTGATCGAATTCGACGAAACGATCTTCCGGCGCGTCTTTCGGACCCATAACGCGCGGGTGCGGCAGTATTTCCAGGATCGACCGGGGAAACTGCTGGAGATGGACATCTGCGGCGGGGACGGCTACGACGCGCTCTGTCCCTTCCTGGAGGCCGAAATGATTGACGAGCCGTTTCCACACGAGAACAAGGGGGCGCTATGAGCAAAGGGATTGTGCTGCTGGGCGCGGATCGGCAGATCGAGAAGCTGGCGGACGGCAAGGGCCTGAACGTCGTGGTGGATCCGGAGATGGGGATGCCGTGGGACAAGGTCGTCTTCGTCGAGCCGGGGACCGAGGTGCCGTGGGACCTGCTGCCGGCGGCATGGCATTTCCTTGAACGGTGGGACGCGGCGGTGCCGCTGTGGCGATACTCGGTCAATGCGGCGGACGTCGGATCCAAGGCGGAGCGGAAAACGACCCAGAGCGTGATCCGGGATCTGCGGGTGCTCCTCCACGCGGTGGAGCTGCTCTTCGTGCGGAACAATGGTGACGGCCAGGCGCTGATACACGCCTACCGGCAGGAGCGGGCCCAGGGGGACGACAAGCGGTTGGCATTTTTGAGGGCCTATTACGAAACGAAGCCACGATTGTGTGTGCTGCCGAGGACCTGGCTGCGGAAGATCCACGAGCGATCGAAGATGGACGCACGGGCGACGTCGCGGTCGCGGAGTCAGCGCCCGACGGGGAAGCGGTTGGTGACGGTCGAGATCGCGCCGGGGCGCTTCGTCAAGTGTCACCCCGGCGATGAGGAGAAGGTCATCGCGATGCACACAGGAGGCCGGCGGCATGGATGATCTGGTACGCGTGGAGATCGCCCCCGGCCGATTTGTGAAAGTGCGGCGGGACAAGGCGGACAAGATGCGCCGGCCGGGGGACAACAAGCGCCCCCGAAACCCGACGGACGACTTCACCGCGATCCCGGGCGTCGGCCAGGCGACCGCGATGCAACTGCAGGCGCACGGAATCCAGACTTTTGCACAGTTACGCACGACCGACGTCGGCTTTCTGCCGACGCGGGCCCAGACCGCAATAGAGGAGTGGCGATGAAAGATCTGTTTAAACAGGGTGAGACGCAGGTTGAAGATTTGCGATCTCAGGTTGAGAAGGCCCTGCAGCTCCTGGATACAGAGACGGCCGACGCGATCATCGGCAGCGAGACCGAGGAGTATCAGACGCTGATCCAAGGTGGGCAGTCCCTGGGCACAATGCTATGGGCCATGATGAAACAGCACGGCCTTCGGCAGAACGGTCGCTCATTGAAACACCAGGCCCAGTTTATGGCGATGTTGCTGACTCTGATCCACTACGCTTATGCCCTGGGCATGAGGCGCGGACGCGAGGAGGCTGACGGTGGCTGATTTCTGTACCGTCGATGACGTTGAGGAGCTGCTGCAGATCGAGATCTCGGACGCGGACAAGATCGACTCGTGCGAGCGTGCGATCGAAGAGGCGACCGCCGCGATTAAGAACTACTGCCATCAGACCATCGAAGAGGTCGAAGACGATGAGTACACCTTCGACATTGAGATTTCGCGGCGCAAGAAGCTGTTCCTGCCGGAGTTGCCGGTCACGTCCGTGGCCTCCGTCGTCGAGGACGGCACGGCCCTGACGGAAGGCGACGATGAGGACTATCAACTTGGCAACGATGGGGTACTCCACCGCATCGATGACTATTGGGCCCGAGGCGTGCAGATCGTATCCGTGACCTATACCCACGGCTATGCGACGATCCCCGACGATGTTGTCGGGGTATGCACGCGAGCCGCGGCGCGCGCCTACCAAGCCGGCCTCCGCTCCTCAGAATCTGACGCCGTGCCCGGCGTGGAGAGCAAGAGCATTGGAGATTTCTCAGTCAGCTACTCCAGCGGCGCCGGCGGCGTCGGCGAGGGCGTGATGGGCGTCAGTGGATCACGGATGCTCCTTCTTTCGGAGAAGGACATTCTCAACAAGTACCGGTACAGGGGGCCCTAGCGCGATTACGCGCGTACTCATGAGCGTATTGACGTCGCTGCTCAATAAGACGTTCGAGATCTGGCTACCCCAGACCACGTCGGATGGCCAAGGTGGCCACACCGAGACCTGGTGGGACGCCGGCACGATCGCGGGGCGGATGCGCCCGGCGAACAGTAACGAGCGCGTCGTTGCGGAGCAGGAGGAGCAACAGATCACGCACGTACTCTACACCGCGACGCTGGAGACGAGCGACGGTGAGACGTTGGGCCGCGGGGCCCTCGTCGTCCTCGACGATCTCTCTGTGGAGGTCCTGGGTGTCCGCAATCCGTCATTGATGGCTCACCACTATGAGATCGACTGCCTGGAGCGCCAGGCGAACGTCGACGAGGAGCCGGGATCGTGAGCAAGCACATCACCGAGTGGCGCCAGGCCGCGGTGATCGAGGAGATCGCCGCTGAGGTCGAAGCGAATATGGAGATCGCAGCAAAGGCGGTCGAGGTCGATGCTCGGCGTCGCCTGCTCAAGATCAAAGATCCGGAGTTCGGCACTAAGTACAGGAAGGTACTGGCACTCTTCAGACTCACCAGTTTCGTCAAGCGCGTAGGCGGTGAGATCTGGGGCTTAATCGGTATCCCACCGGGCGAAAAGGGCAGCTCGTACGGATTCTACATTGAGACCGGATCCACCACGGCGCCGGCGCAGCCCTGGCTGCGGCCCGCGCTGCTGACGAATCTGAAGAACGTGATCGGGCTGCTGAGCGGACGATGAACATCACCGCGGCGATTTACGCGAAGCTGGCGGCAGACGCCACGTTGACGGCACTGCTGAGCACCTATGAGGGCGAGCCGGCCATTTTCACAGCCCAGCCGGTGCCGGAGCTCGCGGCGTTCCCGTACATCGTGACCGCCGGCGACGTCGCGCAGGCGCCCTTTGACACGAAGACGACGCGCGGCCGGACGATCACGCGGGACGTGCGCTGCTACACCGCGGCCTCGGGCTCTGCCGTGACCGTGGAGGCCATCGCGGAGCGAGTACGGGCCTTGTTACACCGGCAAGCCCTGGCAGTGACGGATCATACCTGGTTGATGTCGGAGTGCTCGGGGCCGATCGAGGCCGACGAGCAGGACGCCTACGGGCGGATTGTGACGGTACAAATCACAGTAGAAGAGGAGTGACATGGGTACAAACGGGACTGACATTCTGTTGCTGGTGAACACGGGCACGCCGTCCGTGCCATCCTACGAGGCGGTCGGCTCGCAGCGTGGCTTGACCATTGATGAGGAGACCGAGACCATCGACATGAGCTCGAAGAACTCCCGCGCGACGCGCGTGGAGCCCGGTCGCTACGCATCGAGCCTGAGCCTGGACTCGCTCTACGTCTGGAGCGATACCGGCTATCAGGCGCTCAAAGACGCGATGCGCGACGGCACGAAGATCCTCGTGGCCAAGCAGGAGGACGGCGTCACCTACGAGACCGCCTCCGCGGTCGTGACCTCGATGAGCGAGGAGTATCCGGACCAGGAAGAAGCCACGATCTCCGTGGATCTTGAGATCGACGGCTTCTGGACGGAGCTGGTGAGCTGATGACCGAGATCGAAATCCGACAAGGCGCCCGCGGCGAGGGCGTGATCGAGCTCCCGGACGGGGAGGAAGTGTCCATCCTCTACACAAATCGCGCGTTGGCCGACGTCGAGAAGGCCACCGGCCAGAGCATCATCCTGGTGGCCGACGGCTTTGCTAACGGCCGGACCGGCATTCGCGAGATGGCCCAGGTCCTCCGGGCCGGCATGGAAGCGCACCGGCGCGACGCCCGTGCCGGTGGCCGCGCCGTGACCCTCAACGACGCCTTCGACATCCTCGACGCGGTGGGCTTCGCGCGCGTCGCCGAGGTCGCGATGACGGCCGTCGGCGAGGTGCTGGGCTACGGCGTCGATGAGGGAGATCTCGACGACCCAAACCTGTAGACCGGGAGCCCTTCGATCTGGAGGGGCTCCTGGAACAGGCCCTCCGCAGCGGCGCCACCATCGCCGAGTTCTGGGCGATGACGCCGCGCGAGACCTACGCGCTCATCGATGCCGCGAGCTGGCAGATAGAGCAGGATCACAAGCGCGATGCCTGGCTCGCCTGGCACACCGCGGCTCTGATGCGCAAGAAGCGCATGCCCAAGCTCAAGGAACTGCAGGGAGGGGGCAAGACGAAGGTCCTCGAGGGCGAGGAACTGCAGCGCCGGCGCTCCGAGAAGCGCGAGATGCTCGCGAATCTGGATCTGGACAAGCTGAATGAGGCTATGAGGAAGAAAGTGTCCGAGAATGGCAGTTGATGCGAATCTAGGCAAGGCGCCGTAGGTCGAATGGCCCGCGGCGCCGGGCGGGCCTTCCAGACCGTCGGCAAGGTGGCCCTCGGCGGCATCGGCGTGGCCACCGGCGCCGTCACCGGACTCGCCGGCGTCCTGGGCACGCTCACCGTCGACGCGGCGCCGGTGGAAGGCATCAGCGACGCCTTCGAGGGCCTCGCCGAAAGCGCCGGCTATGGACAGGACGAAATGCTCGCCGCGCTGCAGCGGGGCTCCTCGGGCATGATCGCTCAACGCGATCTGATGATGTCCTTCAACAAAGCCGCGAGCTTGGTCTCGACCGATTTCGCGACGCAGCTCCCCGACGCGATGCAATACCTGTCCAAGGTCTCGGCATCTACCGGGCAGGACATGGGGTTCCTGATGGACAGCCTGGTCACCGGCGTCGGGCGTCTCAGCCCGATGATCCTTGACAACCTGTCGATCCAGGTCTCGCAGGCTGAGGCCACCGAGCGGGCAGCGGAGATGTTCGGCGTCGAGGCCGCGGCGCTGAGCAAGACCCAAGTCCAAGCCGGCATGATGAACGTCGTGCTTGAGAAACTCGCAGCCAATACGGCCAGCATGCCCGATGTCACCGACTCCGCAGCGGCGAAGATGGCCCAGTTCCGGGCTACCATCCAGGACACCAAGGACCGCATCGGGATGGCGCTGCTCCCGGTCCTCTCGACGCTGATGACCATCTTTGGCGCGATTGCGTCGCGGATCCTCCCGCCGCTCGTGGGATTCATCGAGGGCACCTTGGCCCCCGCGATCGGCCGGATCACGAGCGTCATCAGCGATTTCCTTTGGATGCTCGGTAGCGGGATCTCACCGATCGGCGCCCTGAAGATTGCGCTGAGCCAGCTCTTCGGGCCGGAGATCGCTGCCACGATTATGAACATCGTGGCAGGCGTGCAGCAGTTTATCGAACAGACGCGGGCGGCTTTGGCCCCGGTCCTCTCGTGGCTTTCACAGAATGTGAAGCTGCAGGACGTGCTCATTGCCCTGGGCGCGACCATTGCCTCGGTCGTGCTGCCGGTGCTGGGCTCCATCGTGGCGGCTGCAGCCCCGGTGGTCGGCACCTTCTTGGCCGTGGTGGCCATCGTCGCCGCGCTGCGTGCTGCCTGGGAGAACAACTTCCTCGGCATCCGCGACATCGCTGCCAACGTGTGGGGATGGCTACAGACCTTCATCCCGCAGGCAATCACCACGATCCGGACCGTCGTCACGACCGTCCTCACGGCGATCCAGACTTTTTGGGCGACGCACGGTGCCGCCATCACCGCGAATGTGCAAGCCGTTTGGAATCGGGTCCTGGCCATCTTCAACTTCTTCAAGTCGCAGTTCATGACGCTCTTCCAAGCATTCCGGTCAGCATTCCAGGGGGATTGGCGCGGCTTCGGGGAGAAACTGCGCGAGTTTTGGGAC